TCGATCACGCCCAGCCTGCTGCAAGCCCGCAGCGGCGCTCTGAAGTGCGTTCTGCTGCTGCGCCGACAAGCCAGCCAAGCCAGCAGCCGCCTGCTGCAAGCCAGCACGCTCCATGCCGCCCAGTTGGGCCAAGCCCGTAGCCGCCTGACCAGCCGCCGCCTGACGCATGCCAAGCTGCGCCATCGTCTGTGCCTGCGCTTGGCTAAATCCTTGCTGCATCAAATCGGCAATCATTTGGTCGCGACCAATATCAAACGCCGCCTGACGCTCTGCCTCAAACACCCCACGGCGCTCATTTCCAAACGCGCCCGCGCGAGTAATGTCCGCCATTTCGCCCGTCCGGGCAATCGCGCGCTCACGATTTGCACGGGCCAAGGCGGCGTCAAGAACTTGCTCTTGGAAGGGCGACATGTTGGCGGTTGTCATTGCAGCAAAATCTTCTGGGGACATTCCAGAGATGTCACCAAGCTGGCCGTAAAGCTGACCAGCCGCACGCTCTCCAGCAGTGACGCCAGCGCCACCACGGAACATGCGGGCGGCATCACCCTGCATTGCTGTCGGTTGGCCAAGGGTGCCAAACATTTCGGCAGCTTGCGCGGCCTGCGGACCCTGCATGCCCATTTGGGAAAACAGATCTTGCGTCCCCATTGAGAGCGGGGATACGCCAGCAACCATTTGACCTTCAAACGGCGTAAAGCCCTGTTGAGCAAAATCAGCGGCAAATGGCAAAACTGTTTCGCTTAAAAACTGCTCTTGGAAAGCTGGCAGTGCCGTGGTGGTAGTCTGCGAACTGCGGCCCATATTTTAAATCTCCATCTCGTATGCCCGAGAAATTTCCTTGAAGCCTACCTTCGGAGCAATCTTTGCCCACCCCAAGCGGCCATCCGCCTCAATGGCAGAACATCCTTCAATCCGCGCCGCGCGCTTCATCGCATCAATGCTGTCATCTAGCCATTCGGACATGCCAGAACCCCCAATCATCAACACGCGCCAAACGCGCCTGCGAGGGTGCTGGGCGATCTCGGTGACGATGACCGCCTGTAGCTTGTCCTCAGTCCTAACCAGCCAGAGCATTTTTTGCCCGGAGATTAGGCTTTCAAATATGTCCGCCATCCCGGTATTGCGCTCAATTCGCTTTTGAGCAAGCCGGATTAACGGTGCCGCCTCATGCCATACCGCGCCAATTTGATCTGCGCGGACAGGCACAATAAGCAGCCTTTGCGACAACATACTATGTTTTTCCGCACATGTCACCCGTGCAGCCTCACAATACTAATCGTGGACGCAGGAGCCGCAGGCGCAAATGCCGTGGCCGCCGCAGCCTCAAGGAAACCATGCGTGCTATCAACCGCCCACATCGCCTCAATGTAGTCGCCAGCATTAAACTCAAACGCAGCCGTGCGGCCAGTGACCACCGACGCTCCATTGTTGTGCAGCGTGTTAATCATTGTCGCGCCCGGAACGTTTACGCCATTCACGCGCGGCCACAAATAGAACTTGACCGACGAAGATGACGTCGAGCTGATCTGCGCAGAAAAGCTGATCTGATAGTATCCGGCCTCGTCCACCACCAACCGCGATGCGGGCGTGCCGTTGACAATGCCGTCCTGCAACTGCGGCGTATACGTCAGGGCATATGCAGTGTTGGCCGACGCAGCCGTGACGTTGCTGGCAATGCCGCCATTGTAGTGGCCGTCCTCAAGCAAGATTTGCCTAAATTCGCCATTCTTTGACACGACCGGGTAGCCGTTGGTGTCATCCCACAAAATAATGCCATTTTCGGACGGATTATCGTTCGCGCTAAGAAAGTTGAGCCGCACCAAGCCGCGCAGCAATGCCCGCGTCAGTTGCAGCGCCCAAGTGCGCAGGTCAGGTCCGACTGGGGGCAGGGCTGGCGCACTCATCGCCGCCCTGCCTGCGTAATCTCAATTCGAGGGATGCCAAACCGCCACGCGCCCAAAGTATCCGCAGTGACGCGCATCCGAGCCTGCCGTCCATTAAACCGAACACTGGTCGGGTTGGCCATCGTGTAGGGGCCGTGAGACGTTTCATCCCCATTTGGATATAGCCGCGTCTTGAACGTCAACGTCACATCGCCCTGCGTCAACTCATCGGGGATCAACTTGTGCGCGTTGAATGTAAACTCACCGCCGCCGAAATTGGCCGGGCCACTCTCAGCATAGACCAACGCGCCGTCATAGTTGAAGCCAGTTTCATGGTCGTAAACGTCACCCGCTGGGTCACCATAAATCGGCGTTGAGAACACGCCGCGATCAAAACCAGCAGTGCGGCCCATCTTGCCGATCAGCCAGTGATTTTCCTTGAAATCAAAGGCGACATAGCTGTCAATTTCGGTCGATGTTGAAGACGGGTAGAACCACCACACTTCACTGTTTTGGCCGTTGATAACCGCCCAAGCCTTGCTGATCTGGTCGGTGTTAATATCAAGAAAAACGTGATCCCAAACCGGGCATGGTAATTCCTGCACGCGCGAGCCATCGAACCAGAAAAATCCGCGACTGCCCATCCAGAACACGCCCATGTCAGTAGCGGCAAATGCCTTGCGCGAGGCTATGCCGCAGGACGTCCCGACGCGCTCCCACTGATATACAAACGGAGGCCCGACATAAACAGCGCGGTGAGCGTCCACATCCGTCAGAACAAGCGTTTGCCCAATGGTGCGAACACCCGCACGAATTTGACCGGGCGTCTGCAAAATCTGACTGCCAGCTTGATTGGTTGATGCTGGCGTCCAGAGCGTGTTGTTCTCTTGATCGCACCAAGCAATTTTGCGCGAGTTTCCATCAGCGCCCAGCGCAAACAGGAACCGCTCTTCGCTGACCATCAGGCCAGTGCAATTAATTGGCGCGTTTGCAATCTGCGCGGCAGGCGATGCGGTGTTAAGCTGCCATTCATACAACTTGCCATCAGCATTGGAGCAAGCAACCAAGTATTGCCCAAAGTTATCCAGTGACCATGTAGTAGCCTCACCGATCAAGCCGCTGCCGACGCGCGGCACGCCGTAGAACCCAGTGCCATAAAGCCCAGAGCCATAGCCCGTGATAGGTTCCGCGCTCAGTGTGCCAGCCGTTAAGCTGACAGGCGTAATGTCGCTCACATTGTCGGCGCTATCCGCCACGATCAATTTGTTGAATGTCCCGCCCGCAATCCAGCGATCTGTGCCAGCCGTCTGCCACGCAAATAGCGCGCGCGGCGCAACGCTAAACATGCTGTCAATGCGCTGCTGCCAGCCATAAATCGGACGCAGGCTGCCTTCGCGCCAACGCACAAGACTGCCGTCGCGCCAGCGCCCCGCACCCTCAAGGTCGGTGCCGTTGCGGTGGAAACCCGGGGGAATTTGAAGCGGGACTAAGGGCATCTATCACTCCGGCTTGGAGGGCCACATTATGTTGCTCGGAAAGCCCGCCTGCTGGGGAATGTCTCTAAGCGATTGGCGATAGGTTGCCCATGCAGCTTGATCTACAGGCGCATCCGCAACCTGCGTCCAGTCAGACGCAGAAAGAAGAATATCGCGCTCAGAGCGGGCCGCAGTGGCCTGCCTGCTCGCAGACTTGGCTGGGTCAATATTAATTAAACTCATTGCTTTCGCCTCCAACGCCATCCGTCAGGTCAGCCTCATCTATGGTCCAAGCGTCGCGCTCAGAGCGATCCGATGGAATGTCCGACACGCTCACGATCTTAAACGGCTTGCCCGCTGGCACATCCTTGACGGCAATCTCTTGGATAGTGTGCTGGCTAAGTGCTTCGTCTGTCGGGATGACAACAGAAACGCCGCCATTGTCGTTTTTGTAAATTATGCGGTCCATAATCAAACCCCTATCGGAAAACGGCTAGAGTGACGACGCTGCGGTCGGCGCGCGTCGTTGAGTTTGTTGAGCCTTGATATTCGGAGGTGTAAACGCGCACAGAACCGCTGGACAAGCTGTCGTAGGTTTGTGGCGTGATGTTCACATTGCCTGTTCCGTTATCAAGCATGCCGTTGACGATGGCGTAGTTTGCATCACCAATGGAAGTTGTAAAGTTGACAGTGTAGTCGCCAGTGCCGTTGTCGGTGACGCTCGACACATTAAGCGCAGCGCGAATTGCAACCGAGCCAGTGCCGTTAAAGTTTACCCAAGCCCGCGCGCCAGAAGCGGTGGCAGACGCAATGGCCGTAACGTGACCATAGGTGTCGAGCGTGATGCTCTGGATGAAACTTGTGCCGGAGTTGCTGACGCTGCTTTGCGAAGATGTGTCTGCGTGGGCAACCGTGAGCGTGGCATTCGTCGCCTGATTGAGCGTAAACGATCCGCCGCCAGTCAGGGCAGCACCAGCCGTGATGGTAATAGTGCTGTTGTTTGCGCCGCCGCCCGACACGATGCTGTCAATTTGCGTCTGGATGTTGCTTGTCGCTCCGTCCAAGTAATTTAACTCGGTCGTTGAGATGATTGCGCCATCAAGAATGTTTAATTCGGCAGCCGTTGTTGTGACGCCATCGAGGATGTTCAACTCAGCGGTTGTAATCGTTGCGCCGTCAAGAATGTTTAATTCCGCAGCGGTCACAGTCGCGCCGTCGAGAATGTTCAACTCAGAAACCGTCACAGTCGCCCCGTCGAGGATGTTCAACTCAGCGGTCGTGACAGTCGCGCCGTCAAGGATGGCAAACTCAGTGTTGGTCACGCCGCCAAGCAGCGTGTCAATCGCCGTCCAGTTGGCGTTAAGCTGGGTTCCCCATGTGTCCTCGGAGCCGCCAACCGTGGGCAGGTTCCAGCTATAGTTAGTGGTAGCCATTATGCGGCCTCCGTCCAAATAGTTGTGTCGTCGGGAACGTCAGTCCACAGTGTAGCATCATCTGGGATGTTTTCCCATTTCAAACGTGCGGCGACGCTGACAGCCAGTGCGCAGGTTGCGCTTGCCACGGAATTTCGCACCATGACCGCATCACAAGCCGCCAATGCAGACGCAGATGCCGCAGACGCTACGCCAACCGTGTAATTCGCACTTGCGCCAAATGTGACCGCAGGGGCAATTTCCAACTGACCCTGCCGCGTGGCAAATGCCGCCGATACAACAGACGCAGACGCAGACGTCGAGGCGCTGATCGTCTTAATGTTCGCGCCCTCGGGGATCGCCTGCGCAGTCAGCGATGCGCTGATCGTCGCGGATACAGATGCCGTTTTGACTGCAGACGCAGATACAGATGCAGCGGCAGTAATAACCGCCGCCACATTGGTG